TGAAGTACCAGTCCTCACCAAGCTCGACAGCCTCAAGGAATCGGTTGGTGATAGCAACGGAGATGTTGAAGTTGTTTAGCTGACCTTGATCGAGCTTAACAGAAAGGAATTCAAGAAGGTCTGGGTGAGTGACGTTGAGGATACCCATGAGCGCAGTGCGTCGGTTCTTACCAGCGCGAACGTGCTCACCTACCTCGTTGATCATCTTAAGGACAGACACAGAGCCAGGAGCAGAGTTCTTAACACTCCCCATGTGATCACCCTTAGGACGAAGCTTAGACACATTGAAGCCCACGCCGCCACCTGCACAAGAGATGCGGTACATGTCCATGACAGTCTTGCCAATGGAGTCTACATTATCCTCTGGGATGATGACGTAGCAGTTTAGAAGATTGTGACGACCACGGTTGCGACCAGAGCCAAAAATAATACGGCCACCTGGAATAAGGTCTCCTGATCCAATTGATTCGTAGAAGAGTTTTTCAACTCTTTCTTTCTCATCATCGTTCTCTGCCGAAGCCATTGTTCTTGCAACGACCTTAGCTCTCTCTGCCCACTTGGTTTCTCCTGGGTATGCATATCGAGATTCAAATATTTCTTGTCCAAGACCTTCTAAATTTACGTTTGCCATAATTATTTTCCTTTTATTTTGGATGTACCGTTTGCCTTTATCATAGTCAGGCTTTTGCTGTTGTCCATTAAAGATTTAAGATAGTTATTGTGCGTGATTACAAACAAACTCTTCTCTTTCTTCAATTCCGACAGAAGTATGTATAGACCTTCGAGTCCTTCTCTATCCAGATTTTCAGCAACTTCATCAAAGAACATCAAATTTGTTTTCTGCTTATGCGACATCTTAAGTAGCTCTTGCAAACCAAGCATTACAGCTAGGCTCACCTTGCGCTTCTCGCCACCAGAAAGGGAAATATATGCAACGCTCCTCTCATTGTGAGTAATGGTCTCTTTAAGTTCCTCGTCAAAAGTGATGAAGAACTTTCCTTGGGATAAATGTGATAGATAAAAGTTTACCTTCGAGTTAAAGTATTCTAGCACATTCTTAATAATATACTTGACCACACCCGATTCCGAGAAAGCTTTTTCCCAAAACTTCATGATATCGTATTTGCCCAGAAGGTCAGCCTTTTCGCTGTGTACCTGCTGGAGCTTGTTCATGGTGTCTCCTCTCAGACTCTCGTAAGTCTCCGTCTCCTTTTTGAGGGTACGGTATTCGTGAACTTTATGATAATCGAACGACGAGATTGGCGCATCCTGGATGCCTTCATTGAGTTCTCGTATCTCCTCCTCCTTCTCCGCGATCTCCGACTGAATATCAGAGAGTTCGACCATGAGGCGTTTTGGGTGTACGTTGTTGGATATGGATTGACCACAAGACTTGCATTGTATAATTTCATTAGGATTCTCCAGGCTCTTCTTTACTTGATTTTGTCTAGTATGTAGTGAGCTTAAGTCTCGTTTTATGTTTGCAATTTTGTATTGTTTGTCGTTATTATCTGCCTCGATTTTAAGGATATCCTGAAGCTCGCATTTTAGAGCTTTAGATACATCTGTCTTCTCGATTTGCTTTTTAAGACGGGCAAGATTCTTGATCTCTTTATCAAAATTTGATATAGTTTGCTCATGCTCACCGATCAGAGTGTCGCATTTCTTGACACCCGTATTGAATTGCGATTTCAAATACTTCACTGTGTCCCTCAGCGAAAATAGCTCCTCAAGATTCAGGAAATTCTTAATGATGATCCTTTTGTCCTCTGGGGTAGCGTTGATGAACTCAATATTATTCTGCTGTCCGAACACAGTAGACGCGAGGAACACTTTGTAGTTGGTGTTGAGTGTTTCCTCGATAAGCGCCTGAGTGTTGGTAGCATTGTCCCTGGTTAGCTCCTTGTCTTTGTGAAAGAACTTTAGGAACACAGGCTTCTTACCCCGCTCAATGACGTAATCATCGTTGACAGTAATCTTTACCCTACAATTCTTCTTGGCTTGATTGTTAACTAAAGCCTCCTCGGTAGACTTTCTAATCGTCCTCCCGAACAAACCCCAAACAACAGACTCAATCAAAGCACTCTTGCCAGATCCATTGGATCCGCCCGTGTCTTTGTTCTTGCCCTCAATAAGGACAATACCTTTATACTTATCTAAGGATAGCTTTACATCCTTGATAGAATAGAAGTTAGATATTTCTACCTTGTTTATTTTCATGAATTAGTTTCAACCCCTCCAACAAGTCTTCCTTATTTATTTTGGTGTTGCTGGAGTTAATATAGTGGTCCAATAGCTCGTCACTCAGTACAGAGGACACTGTTCGGTCATCAGTCTCAAACACATCTCGGTCATCTAGCAACGGCTTATACTTCACCTCAACCACAGGCGCTTTGATCTTTTGCGTGGTCTCTGCTATGTCCTTCATGTTATCGTCCAAGGTTCCTATGTTTACTCGAACTAAATTATAGTCGCCGCTATTCAGCCACTCAATATTGTCTTCTACTTTATCGTAATCAATAAGCAAGTGTCTTGGTCCGTACTCACAAGGAACTTTCGACAGCTTGTTGTCAACTAGAATCCCGTAGTAGCAGTCTTTTCCTGCCTCTCCAAAGTTGGTGGTGTAGGGCGTACCAAGAACTGAGACATTGCCCTTTCTACCTTCCTTGTGTATGTGACCGAGTATTGTAGGATTCTTAAAATCGGAAATAGACAGATTGAAATCAGCGTCTCCAGCAGAATTAAGAACGCCATTATAACCAAAATGACCGAATACAGTATAGCCATCGGGAGCATTAGAAAGAAAGTTTTTAATTCTTTCTTCATCTTCATAGTGGGGGATAAATACCCATTGCTTAGTATGGTTTTCATAATAGTCTACATGAACCTCTACGTTTTTATTTTTGAACAAGCTTAGGGCAGTCACCCCGTCGTCAGCTTTAGTGACACTATCATGGTTGCCTCTTAGGATATGCACCTGTAATCCCATTCCCGTAAGCGTGTCTAACATTTCTTTAATCTGTAGTAGCACTGTAGGTCTGGGGCTACGATGCATCATTAGATCTCCTAAAAATACAACGTCTCCGCAGTTACCTACCTGATCCGAACAGATCTTGATGACAGCATCCGACTGTGCCTTGAGCATTCCGCGAGGCTTGTCAATAAAATGTAGATCACCGATTACGAGTGTGTGCATAGAGCCTCCCAACTAACGGGATAGAGGTGCTTCATAATGTCTCCGATAGCCCGTGCATACTTTTGCGTCTCTAGTTGAGTGTGCTCCTCACTGCGAAGCTTCCATAGATGATACCAACCTAGAAGAGTACCAGTGGTTACTGTCGTTGTGTACATGGACTGAGGCAAAACAATGCGTGCCTGTTCTGGGGCAACTCCCTGCTCCAGCATATTATTATACACGACCAGGGCTTGGTCGATTACAGACTTATTCTCTTTTTGCCATGCCCTATTATCGGGGTGAATGGTGTCTGAGCTTCCTTGCTTCACGTTGTCCGCTTTCTCTCTCCAAATGACTGGACAGTGAAATCTAGGCTCTCCTGTGATATATCTGCGAGAGACTTCGCTCCAAGAGAAGCCAACTTGATGCTTGCCCAATTGGCGAAGCACGAAAATAGGAGCAGTAAGACGTAGAGTAACATTAGGATGACGAAACGGGAGAACATGTCGCTCTCTTGCCAAATAATTGATAAGCTTTTTGTCTTTCTCATTGTCAAACTCCAGGTGTTCTTTGTCGAAGGAGCACCTAGCCGCATTAACTACGAGAAGATCTCCATCAGGAGTGTGGCTCATCAACTCTACGGAGCCATCAGTTAGAACTTGTAGATTCATAATAGTGGTATTCCTCCATCAAACTCTACCTCAACACCGTCTCCAAAGGAGCTACCAACTTCTGCGTCGATAGAGAGAGGTACGTCAAAATGGATGTTAAATATTTCTTTGATAGTTGGGTAATTAACCATCTCATCATAGAGAATCATGAGCGTGTCCTTGACCTCTTCTTTAGGACAAATGATTTCAATCGAGTCATGAACAGTGGCGACAGGAACAGCTTGCATCCCCGCCTCTTTAAATCTACGCGAAGCACCTAGAAGAGAGGTCAGCAGGATGTCTGATGCTGAACTCTGAATAGTAAAGTTCAGTCCTTGTCTGAGCGCCCTGTTGACGACCTGACGATCATTACTATAAACATCAGGAAGATTGCGCTTACGGCCAAAAATCGTATAGGCATAACCATTCTCCTTAATAAACCTGTTTACAAAATCCATGTACTCAAAGATTCCTGGATAAACATTCTCGTAATCTTTAATGATTCTCTCAGCCCGCTTCATCGGGATACCCATAGTCTCGCTAAGGTTGAAAGCACCACCGCCATACACAATCAGGAAGGATACTGCCTTTGCAATCTGGCGCTCCTCTTTCTTGATGTTCTCCTTATTGAACAGAAGCTTGGCCGTGTATGTATGTAGGTCCGCGCCCTGGTTGAAGGCAAGCTGCATGTTGCCCTCTTTGGCAATGTGTGACAGGACACGAAGTTCCATCGCTGCGTAGTCAGCAGCAATAAATGACCAGCCAGGAGGGGCCGTGAACAGGCTTCTAATGTTGTTCTCAGTCTCTCTGGGGAGAGTGTGGAACGACACGCCCATAGCCTTCTGAGCGTTGTATGCAGCGCAAGACAGACGGCCCGTCGCTGTGCCGTCAAACCTGAAGTCTACGAATACCTTGTTCTTACCGTTGTAGTCGATAGCCTTCTTAGTCCCATCAATGTATGTCTTCGTAAGCTTCTCGGACTTGCGAAGATTAAGTAGGCCCTTGAGGAATCCTTGAGCGTTCTTCAGGTCCTCAGTGCTTTTACTAGCTACCACGGACTTACTAATCTTCTTGCCTTCTTCTCTGTGCTTCCACTTACTCACGGGTAGCCAACTCCTCTTCGATGTGTTCTAGTAGTAATTTTAATGTAGGTGCAGAGACCGAGGGCTTTCCCTTGGCGGTCTTGTCAGGAGGATAAAGCTCCATGCCATCTTCGCGGGTATACAAAATCTCAATCAGGTCATTATTGGAAGACAAGTTGTCCGTATTCTGAACGCCCTTGATTGAGTATAGACTATCCTCGTCTTCCATGTTCTTGGACTTAAGTTGACGGCCTACTGCATCTAGACGGCTGGTATCCACCAGTAGTCCATTATACTCCATCTCGGAGAAGGTTTCTAGTGAGGGCATGACTACATTTTCAATCAGCTTCATGACGGGCTGACCATCAAGCTTCTCCATGATCAGGTCGAAGAGCTTGAGTGTGAAGTAGGTGTCCATCGCGTTGCCTTCACAGCAATCCGATAGCTCCATGTTGGCCCAGTCAAACTTGCTGGGGTTGTCAATCGTAAGCATTACAGGTTCTCCAGTTCGTTGGCGAAGTACAGTTTGGTAAGATCCATCAGACCCTTAGGCATGTTCTCATCTAGAAGGTGATGCATGATCTTGGTGTCCCACACATTCTTAGTGTAGATACCATAGTTGATCAAGAACTTCAAGTCGAACTTAGCTTTGTGAAATACTTTCTTATTCTTGGGGTTCTGTAGGATATCACGAAGAAGAATCCAGACCTTCGGCTGGTCCTTGAATGGTGAGTCTTTATGATCCAAGGGAATGACCCAAGTGTTCTCCTTGCTGGTAATAGAGATCGTCATGATCTCATCCTCCAAGAAGTTTAGCCCAGTAGTCTCTGTGTCAACGGCCAGTGTATCTTCTGAGTCTTTGAGTTGTTTATGTAGAGCTTCAACCTCATCAAAGCTCATAAGAACCTTGTACTTGAAGTCCCCAGAAGAGTCCTTACACAGGATGTACTTCTCGTATGCATTCTGAATGTCCTTCTTAAATAGAGCTAGGTGTCGAGGCTCCTTGATGCACGCCCAGGGGTGAAAGATAGGAACCACAATGCATTGATGGCCCGCCTCGGTACTATACTCAAAGGATTTACCACGCTTAGTCGTGATACCACTCTTCTTAAGAAGCATCTTCATAGGCAGGTTGCCACAGGTAAAGATTAGCTTAGGCTTAACCTTATCAATCGTAGCCTCAAGGTGCTGGCGACACAGGTTCATGTTGTTTGGTGTCATGTCACCCTCCTTAACTGAAGGGCACTTGACGGAAGCCGCCGTGACAAACTTCTCAGGGTAACTCTCCTTGAGTAGGCGCAACTCTGCCTTGCCGAAAGATGTTACGGGGAAGGGTGAGTGTCTGGTATGAGGGCGCACAGAATCAGAAAGAAAGAGTACGTTGCACTCCTCCAAACTCTCGTAATCCATGACTGAGTGGCATGGCTTGGACTGCTCAAGGATAGTGCATCCCTCGCACAAGGGATTGTCACCCAAGGGTTTATGCCCCTGATACAGGTCATCTAGATTAAACATGGCTATTATAGTGTATGAAGAAGCATTACATAGATAACGAGGAGTTCGAAAGAATCATACTATCATACCAGAATGACCCAGAAAATCACGAACAAGAGCTAGTATGTTTATTCGACGTTCTCATAAACAACATCCTGGCTACCTTCAAGTTTAACGTGGACTCGGATGATGCCAAACAAGAATGCTTCACGCTGGTACTGAGGACCGTAAAAAACTTTAAGCCGCGCAAAGGCACGGCTTTTAATTACTTTACAACAGTTATCGTAAACAATCTGAAACTGCTTTACACAAAAGAAAAGAAGTACAATCAGAAAATAGATAACTACATAGAAAGAAATAAGGACAGACTCATTTAGTCTTCTTTTTCTTCTTGTCTGGAAGAAGGGTGTTGTAGATCATCGGTAGGTAATCCTCCGAATGAACTCCCCTATTGTTCAGATGCACAAGGTGTGGTAGCTTAGTGGTATTGTAGATCACAAAGCTGTGAGGCATATAAAAGCTATCGACAATATAGAGTGGCTGGCCCTTCTCTACGCCGTCGTAGCGTTTTTTAAGATCATCGACTAAGTTTTGACACCACTCATCCCACAAAGAGATGAACAAAATACTTAGGCTATCGCGCTCTTTCTTGTGAGATTTGATGATCTTGTTTAGATCATTCTCTTTAGATAAAAATTTTAGTTTGTACATCAGTCAGCTTCCACAGCATTTGAATCGGATAGGGATACCCCGTCCTCGCCTTCGATTACTGTGATGCCTGATGCGGCAAGCTCTTCTTTATTGTTCAGAGCATACTCTTGAACCTGCTGCACGATCTGCTGGTTCAGTGCTTCCATGCCCGTGAAGAATACAATCTTCATGAAGTCTGCGTCCGAGACTTCTCCAGGCTTGCATACCTCAGCGAAATGCTTGTAGCCGAGGGCCTCATCTTTTGATAGTTTGAGTTGAATTTTCATTCTGTTCCTGCTCCGCTCATCTACGCGGATCTTCCAGTTTTCTACGTTAAGTTTGATATTTTCAGGCTTGGTGTCCATTGCACTATTATAGTCTGAGCAAGGGGTTATGAAAGATAATTACGATATTTCTAAGTTGAACAAGAAGAAGAAGAAAGTTAACAGTAGAGCCAAAGGCTCCACCTTTGAAAGGCAGATAGCTAAAATACTTAACGAACGCTTCAACACTAGCGAGTTTTCTAGGACCCCTGGGTCAGGAGCATTTGCTACTACACACAGCCTCCCAGATCATCTCAAGATATATGGAGACCTGATCACCCCTCAAAACTTCAAGTTCTGTATAGAATGTAAGAAAGGCTACAATGACGAAAGCATCTACAGCCTGTACAATTATAGTTCAAACTTCTGGGGATTTATAGATCAGTGCCAAAAGGATGCTGATAAGTGTGGAAAGTTCCCGATGTTGATATTTAAACAAGATCGACAAAAAACCCTCGCCGTCATCCCCTCTAATATAAGTATATTAAATACTAATAAGTATATAGAAATACATAAAGATAATATATATTATAAAATATATCTATTCGATGACCTATTGAAGGAAGAAGATATCATTTGGCTTGATTGATCAAACCTTCTAGGAGCTTAACCTGCTTCTCAATGAAGTTATACAAGGTGCTCTCCTCTTTGTTACTAGATTTCTTAGCAGGTGGGGTAGTAAACCCTTGACCCATCTTAGGACTAAGAACCGCTCCCTTAGACAGGTTGAATGCAGTTCTAGTCTCTCTGCCATTAGTCGTACTAGTTCCTTCAAACCCTAGAGTAGCCTCTAGACCATCGACAGTAATAACGAAGGAGCTTCCTGATCTGCTAGGCTCTATGCTTACATCACTGCTTGAATCATTAAGCATATCAAAAAACTTGTTGTGATTAACAGCCACAGATCTGTTTTCATTGTAAGAAGTTACTAGCTGTAGAATGTCCCGCTGGTTTCCACCAGTCATCATGGCGTTTCTAATCACCCAATCTTTAGCGGCTTGTTGTCTTTCAGGGTCTTTGAGAGCGTCGGAAACCTTTTTTACTCTGGCCTTCCTCTCCATTAGCTCCGCTCTCTTATTAATTTCAGACTTATCGTTGAAATCAATTTTGCCTACGAAAGCATTGCCCATCTCTCTAGTGTCCTCAGATGTTTTTCCTTTAAACCCTAGAGACTTTACAACAACCTTCGACATCATGGAAAGAATTTCTCTTGGAGATACTCTAGTAGTTCCTTCGTCTCCATTGTAGACTATTCCATTTCTAATCTTGGATCCAAGGTCAGCCACTTCGGACTCTAGCTCATCCTCAAAGTCCAGCATTGCCTGTCTTCTTTCTTGACCCGCAGCACCTCCTCCGAACTGAAGGTCGTCGGCCCACTTATAGAAGTCTTTTCCAATCTTGTCGTCTGCAAGCTCTCCCCTGACTACGCCTCTACGTCTATCAGTAGAGTTGAACTCACCCATTTTTACAGATCCAATACCGTCCTTCTTATCCTTCTGACCGATACCTATTTCAAACATACCCTTCTCTTTATTTAAGGTAACGGCCTTCTTTGGGTTCAACCCAGCACGTTCAGCGGCAGCGAGAGCGTCCTCCTCAGAGTTATATAAAAGAACACTATCCGCTCTGGCACCCGTACCACCACCTTTCGCGTAATCGTAAGAATCATCAGCGCCCATGAACTTAACAAACTCTTGGTGCTTTCTTACAACCTCCAATGTATATCTAATAAGCTCATCACTCTTAGACATCTCAAACTGTTCCATTAAAATCTCCTCTTCATCAGCCATTCCTAGATCCTTGGCAGGAGGATCCGCTCCTTCAGAAAGCGTCTGTTGAGCGAACTCTCTTAATGCTGTCTGCTTCTCCAAGATGTAAGAAGCAATATCTTTGAACGCTTCTCGCCTCTCTTCTGGAGTTATATCTTTTCTGTTTAATCGAACTGCTAACTGAAGAGCCTTCTCATTAACCGTTCCTCGGATGGTGTTTAGTGCTTTGTTGTTGGTGGAAGCGGAGCCTAAAGCAGTAGGCTTGAAAGATTCTCCACAGCTTTTTTCGGCAGCACCGAAGGCGTCTTGATACAGATAAGCACTGTTTGTGACGTTTACCACGATACCATCAGAAGGTCTTCCCGTTGCTTCATCTATATCTTCTCCAAAAAGAACAAGCCTACCCTTTCCTCTAGATCCAACTCTGTTTTTTAACTCAGCACAACGCTCTTCTTTGTTGTCATCATTAGGGGGATCTGTAATGAAGGATAGCAGAATGTCATTACTTTTAAGAGCATCGTTAATTAGACCTGCGGGAAGGGGTTGTTCCCTCTCATCAGGAGGGTCACTTATACTAGTTCCGTTAGCAATTTTCCAGGTCATGGAAGATTTTGAGGATCCTGTGATAAAGGTCTTTTGGCTTTTACACCACTTGATGCTGGTGCCTAGTCGATTGGGATCCCATTTCTGACAGTAACCCTCTAGTGCTTCCTGAGTTTTCTGTAATGAAATCATACCAGCATTGATGTTAACTTCATCATCTGGATTTATGGAGTACCCCTGGTCTACAAACTGTCCCGTCCTTGTAGCTAAAAATTCCTCTCTCGCGGCGGCTTGATCAGCCATGGTTTGAGCCGCTTGATCTGCTGGTGTAGGGTCTGGAGCCTCTCCCGCCATTGCCTTTAGCAAGGCATCTTTCATCTCAGGAGCGGAACCTTCGTCGTTAAAGCTACCATCTTTTAAGATCTGAACAGTAAATGGTCTACCCCCGATACTTCCATTAACATTAACACCGTCATCCCCACCTTTAGATTTGTTATACTTAAAGTTTTCTAGTGCGGGATAAGGGGTGCCTGTTATGGGAGCTTCATCTCCTTCGGGAGCATTTTTAAGTATGTTAATAAGTTCCGCTTCAGGATTGCCTACCTGCTCAGTGATATATGTAAGCTTATAGGTCCTCTTCTTGAGCTTACCATAGCTCTCCAGTAGTTCTGAGAAATAATCCATACCTTATAATAGATGAAAAAAATAGCCCCGCCCACACAGGTAAAGGACGGGGCTAAAAACCTACTAATTTTCCTTGATCAGGAGGGGTTTGAGTAGTTGTAGACGTTCATGAAGTCGTACTTGAAGGTAACCGTAAGCGTGTGAAACTGGCTCTGAGCGTAGTTAAACTCAGAAGCTTCCCAAGAAGATGGATACACTCCGTAAAGCTCGATGGTTGAGTGAGGAGTTAAAGTGTTGTCCAGCATCACAACTTCAACTTTGTCTGCCTTGAACGTAACTCCTGCTTGACCTCCAGGCTGGGCACTCTTCGTCATCTCACCAGTGACAGGATCATAGGTGTGCTTGAAGAAGCGGAACAGATCAGAAGCGGTCTCTCTAAGATAAAGGTTATCGAAGGTAACCGTAAGGTCCCCTGGAGTGGTCTTGCCTGGGTAGTGAAGCTTATCATTGACACGATCAATCGTGATAGCTTCGTTCTTCATGGAAAGACCACCAACCTGCTTCGCAGCGAGGGTAAGATCTGTTGAGTTTGTGATGTCCTCAGGCAGTCCGAAGAAGTGAATCTCGAACTGATATGTCCTGACGGAATCTAGATCAGTGGACACGGTAGGAAGACCCTGACCTGGGGTGAAATTTCTTCCGTACTTTTCCTTATAGTAAGATGTTGCCATTAGTTATCTCCTTATAGGTTTCCTAACTGAGCCGACTGGTTCGTCAGGTTAATTTCAAAGATGAGGATCTCAGCAGTCTTGGTAGGCTTAACAAGAACCTTGGTCCAGAGTTCGTTACGATCAACTCTGATTGGAGTGTTCACTGTCTCGTCACATACGACACGGAACTCAGTGATGCCCCGCCTTCTGCGGATGTCATCAAGGAAGGGGTTGAGAACTCCCTCAATCTGCGCCCAAGTAAACTCGTCGTTAGGCTCGAAGACAAATCTCTGCGTAGAGAGAAGGATGATCTTACGAATGTAGATCATGAGTCTGCGGACATTGATACGGTCGAGTGCCGTTGGGTTTCTTTGAGTAGTTCTTTGACCAAAAATAGTGATACCCTGCTGCGGGAAGTTAACGATGGGGTTGAT